GACACGTTCTCAACATACGAATGGAAGTTTCCATCATTCTCGAAACGCGTCACTACGTCCACACGCATCGGGCCAGCGGCTCCCGCTCTTTGTGGAGCGCTGAGTATTGGCATTGATGGGGCGCGCAGACTTGGCGTACCATTAGCAAATGCAGGCAAATTATCTTTATTGATTGCTTCCAGAAGCCCGCGATATTTGGCCGTTGAACGAGCGTTAGTGATGAACTCTCTGTTCGAAACTCTCGCAAGTATGCTGTCACTGCGACCTGTACCGCGTCCACGGATGAGGCCTGGACCGGGACGCGATGGTGTTCCGTTGGCGAACTTTGGAAGCCCGCCGTCTTTGAACCCCATAAATCCACCGAACAGGCTTCCTGATTTACCGAACAGCCCGTCGAAAAGGTTGTTCAACGTCATGTCTAGAAGCTTATCGATCAGCTTTTGAACAGCGTCTGTGAGGGCTTCAACTGCATCTTTCCCAGAAGACAGGTCAGTAACCAGCCCCTTGAACGCATCTAGCTCTGTGCTACGCCATTCTTCTGACTTCTGCTTTAACTGGCCTTGCGCTTCGTTCAGCTTATTGGCTTCAGCAGTTGCGAGAGCCCACTGTTGGGCAGTTTGGGCAATCTGAGAACGGAGTTCAGGAGTTATGGCAATGCCAGCCTTTTGAGCCGCATTGAGTAACTCTTGTTCGGTGCGTGCTTTCTCTGCTGCAAAACCGTAGTCATCAATCAACGGGTTAATTTGGCGAAGAGCCTCAGTTTCCGCGACAAGTGCAGCTGTGCGGTCGTTAGCGTCCTGAACTGTCGTGTCGAATTTTTCAGCCGGTGTCTTTTTTTCTTTCTTTGGCTTTTTGCCTTCAGCTGTGCGGCTTTCCTGTGCGGCAACGTTAGCGCGTGCAATCGCATCAATTTGCTGCTCGGTAAGCGCGATGCCGTCCTTTGTGGCAGCATTTCGCACTTTCTGCCGTTCCATTTCGAGCGTGTGCTCTTTCTTGCTGAGAGCCGCTAGGCGAAGCTGGTCGCGTTCATACTCATTCGCAGCTTCGCGCTGCATGATGTATGGATCTTTAGCTGAACGGGCCTCTTTGTTCTCGTCTGGACCGCGAGGATATGACGTCGCAGAAGCAAGATCAGCAGCTGCTTGCTTTGCCGCTTTTGACACCATTGCAAGTCGATCAAGTATCGGGCCAATTGCGTCAGCAACTTCTTGAAAGTTGTAATCAGCGTTCGCCATAGCGAACAAAGATTGCTTAGCTTCTTCGGCAGATACCGTGCCTTCTTTCACTCCATCACGCAGTCGCGCAAGCTCTGCGTATTGCTTATCAGTAATAAGGCTCATAGAGGAAACTTGCGCAAACGATTCAAGCATGTTGACCGCGGCTTCTGTCGCAGCTTCCATCTCCTTTGTGCCAGCCTCTACTTCTTTGCTCAGGGAATTCTGCGTATAGGCATCGTTCTTGCTGGCTGCCTCTTCAACGGCATTGCCGGAAGACTTAGCAGCCTCCTCAACCTTCTTAAGGCGTTCAGCAAACAGCGTAGCCCCTTCGCTAGATGTACCAACAGTTGAATTGTACAGCATGAGCGACGACACTACCGCGCCACCAATGACCATGCCGACAGGACCAGCTGCGGCACCAAGACCACCGAAGGCTGTTGCTAGTCCGCCCATAGTCTGGGCTGCAGCAAGCGCCTTTCTGAATTGGCCCAAAGCCGTAACGCCAAGACCGAGCGTACGGATCATACCCGCGAGCGAACGCCCGACAAGGGCACCTGCAACCACCGCCGCAACCTGCAAAGCGCCATCTGCGACTTTGTCGAAGTTGTCGGCAATCATGACCAGTGCTTCGGAAATCTTCGCAGATACGCCAGCTGCACTGTCAGCATTGCCAACGTACTGGAGTAGGGCATTGTTCAAAAGCGTGAAGCCGTCGCCAATCGTGGCGGGCATGTCCGCAGCTTCCTGACGCAGCGTTTCCATCTGGCTCGAGAGACCACGAACAATGTCGTTACCAGTTATCTTGCCCTGTGAGCCAAGCTTGCGCAGACCGCCAACTGTCGTATCAAGACCGGCGGCCAATGCTTCCGCCACGCGACCGCCCGATTCAATCACTGTATTAAGATTGTCGCCCTGCAACTTGCCAGTTGCCATTGCTTTGGCGAGAGCATCGATAACTCGTGCAGCTCGATCACCCTTAGCCCCTGACACGACGAGAGCGTTGTTCAACGCCTCAGTGTAGTTTAGCGATTCATCGGTGTTATATCCAAGCTCGCGAACAGCTGTAGCATTGGATAGATAGCTTTCGGCTGTTTGGGTCAGATCCGAATACGTACGGCGAGCCATGTCGCCGAGACGGCCCATGACCTCAGTACCTTTATCGATCGACCCTGCGGCAAGATTGACGCGGGACGTCATATCCGTCCACGTATCAGTCATCTTGCGAAGCTGATCGACACCCAACGCAGCGCCTATTCCGGCGAGTGGTGCCGTGAGACCGCTGAACGATCGCGTGAAAATGCTGTCCAGATTTTTGTTCATCTGGCGGGCGCGTCGTTCAATCGCATTAAATTGGCGATTAGAAACATCGTTGGCGCGAGCCAGGCTTTTTTCAAATGACTTGAAGTCAGCGGAAAGCTGAACAACCAAACTTTCGAGGTCGGTTCTTGCCATACTCAACGATGTCCTGATAAGAAAAAAGCCCGCACGAATGCGAGCTTGGGGAAGTTGATGAAATTGTTGATTGGTGCAGCCTGCATCGCGGTTATCGCGTTCGTCGGCTACTATTTTTGGAATGAGTACCGGTCAGCAGACATGCAGAAAAGGCAGGCGTTCGCCACAGATTGCGGGAAAATTACCAGCAATAGTCCGACCTTTGACGAGGCTTACACCAAAGCAATCCCACAGGCGGAACACGTAAATCGTCTAAGGAAATGTCTCGACTTTTACGAGAGTGGGAAAATGCCAAATTAATTTGGCATCACCCAGCCTTAATCCAATCCCAAAGATCGTCCTTTTCGGACTCTGACAATTTGCCTGGCTCATCTGGCGTGTTTGCTTTGATGTAACCGTCAAGCGCTGCCATGTACTGCCACATCGACATTCGTCGAACGTCTTGTGGCGTATAGCCTAGAACTGCACCGTTTCCGTAGATAGCGGCAAATCTGATTTTTCCGTTGGGAAGGCTGTCGAGATTCTCCCCTCCTGACTTGCCGCCGCCTGCTCCCCCACCGGCTCGTCGGGCGCTCCCTGAAGGGCGGTTTGCAAAATCGCTATCGCAAACAAGAGATTCTCAGCCAAATCAGACACACGCTCCTTGACGTATCTCTGAACCAGCTTTGTGGCTTCAGGCGGCTTCAAACCGCCACCGATGAGCCCCTGCCTGATAACATCAGCAATCTCACCAGACCGGCATTGCTTATTGTGAAGCCGCTCAAGAATAACCCAGGGGCCCGCATCGCAGGCCTCCTGAAGTGCTTCGAGTTCGCTCCATCCAAGACGGAAGGTGTAGTCATCATCCGCCCAGGTTAGCTCGATTGATGCGTCACGGCTCATTATGGTGTAGCCGGGGTAGACGTACGAACCATAACACCGTCGGACTGCAAACTGACATTTAGCGTTGCGCGCTGGCCGTTGGTTGCGCCCGCCTCAATGCTTTCAACATGCATGAAGCCGGTCCACGTAATGGTTTTTGCAGGAAATTCCCACTCTACCTTAACTGGAATGGATTCGAGACTGTCGACCGCATCTAGCCAAACATCTACGCTTTCTGCCGCAAGTACGCCTTCACCACTGATACTCATCGAAAGGCTGGTTGCATCGCGCCCGACCCAATCGACCTTATCAGGATCGGTACAGTCCGGAACATTGACCTCTTCGAGGCCCTTGTTGATTGTAATAGACCGTTGCGTGAAGCCGCATGGGTTTTCGTAGACAATTGGGTCGGCATCGTTGCCGATAAGGACGCGGAATTTGCCGCCCTTGATAGTCGTTGCTTGAGCCAATGCGGCCTCCAACAAAAAAGGCCGCCTATGGGGACCTTAAAAGAAAATGAGTGGTGAAATCCGGCTGTGCGGGCTACGGCGTCTCAATGACGGCCGTGTATTGGATCGAAGCCTGATTGATGCCGGGAGCGCGGATATAGTCAGTCCGCCAATAATCGAAGGTGACCAGCGCGTTCATTGCGAGCGGCGGCTCCCATCGTCTAAGCGCCTTGGTGACGGCGTCAGCGATTTGCCGAACCTGTTTCTGGCTTGGCAGAGACGACCAGCAATTAATCTGGAAAGTAACGTCAACCGCATCAACGCAATCGGCGCTATCATCGGAAGATGAAGCGCTGCCGAATGAAACATATGGATAGGTCGCGGCCGGTATATTGCCATTAGGATCGGCGGGAGGATTGTCATAGACCTTGTCGACGCCGATTAGCGTTGTCAGCGCGGCATTCTGCGATAACCGCGCATAGATCGCGGTTTGAAGTTCCCATACCGGGTCCATCCATCAGCCTCCTGCGGCTACGGTTTTCGCTGCTTTGGTGATGGCTCGACGAATACGGCGTTTCGTTTCTTTGTCTTTGGCCCGCCAAGTCACGTAGAAGAAGGGCTGTTTTGCCTGACCGGGATTCTTCGTACCGGGAAACATGCCTTTGTTGGCAAAGCCTACTGTACCGAATTCAATCCAGCGCGCGTAGTAAGCTTCTTTGTTGCCTGCATAGATCGTGATCGTCCAATCAGCAGCAAGGCTGGCTTCGACGGTTGCGATAACCATGCTGCCCTTTGGCGCTTTGCCCCAAGTCCAGCCGATGCTTTCCCTTAGTGCGCCGTCATCTTCAGCAACACGACGTTTCATCATATCGACGATATCGTCAGCGCCCTGCTCCATAGCACCGCGAACCATGTCGCGAGCGACTTTCGGCAGGCGTTTGAATTTCTGTTCGAGTTTAGCAAGCCCCAGAATACGAGCACCGATAGCCATCAGCCACCGCCCTGCACGACAGCGCGCATTTCGATGTACTGATTAACCTCATCGGGGTTAGCACAAGACTGGATCTCGTAAAGAACGCCAGTTCGCTTGTTCCTCGCGCGCCATGACGGTGTGACGCCTCGTGTTCGCGGTTCACTGCGAACAACAAGCGTATAAGGCTGGATACCTTGCGTACGAGCGGCGATGTCCGTTTCGGAACCGAGGCGGGGCTGCAAACGAGCGGCGGTTTCGAACTTGTCGACCCAATCTTGGCTAGTGCCGCCGCCCTCGTCCCTCACCGCTTCACGCTGCTGAAAGACGACGATGTTGTTGAGCGCACCTGCGCCTTTACGTGTCGCCATCCTTCTCACCTTTTCTCGGAGTTTTCAGGCGAACAGCCTTGTTGCGTTCGATTGCAGCAGTTGCGCAAGGCGAAGTCACAAGGCCAGACCAGCCAGCCTTATAAGCAATCGTGACCTGCGGCAGTGGCTTCCAGTCGAAGTCTTCGGAGAAGCGGACGTGGGGCATTAGGACACCTCTTCTTCAATCCGCCAAACCCGATAGGCTGAAAGTAGCGCACGAACATGCCGAGGTAGCACCGCGTCTCCGCTCGCGCCCATGTCAGGCTCGCGATTTTCGTAAAGGTCTGCGCCGACGAGCAAGATTGCAGCTGAAACAGCGTCATTAACGACGATGCCGTCTGTAAGTGACGGCGTTTGACCCGCCGCTACGACCTCGCGATCGAGGTATTCAGTGACCACAGTTTCCGCAGCCACCAGATAGAGCGTTAGCTCGTCGTCTTCGTCGTCATGAAAAACGCGTAGGTGACG